GCGCTGGGAACATCTACGGTTCTGCGCCCGCTGCCGGGACGTGGCGGTGCATGGGGATTGCCAATTTTGGCTCGGGAGTCAGTACAGGCGGCACACTTTGGCTGAGGATCGCGTGATGCAGATCAGAAACATCCGCTACAACCAGTACGGCACCATCAACTGCGAGATAGAGCATCCGCAATTTGGGTGGATACCGTTCACGGCGTCTCCTGGCGACGTGGAAAAGCACGGGCGCGACATCTACGCCGCTGCTCTTGCTGCTGGGCCAGCACCGTATGAGCCGGAAAAATAATGCCACTCATCCCCTTGCAAATGCCCCCCGGAATGTACGCCAACGGCACAGACCTTGAGGCTGCCGGGCGCTGGCGTGATGGCAATCTTGTTCGTTGGGTAAACGGCTCGCTTCGCCCCGTCGGCGGATGGCGCTTGCGGAAGGATAGCGCATTCGCTGCGCCTGTCCGTGGCTGCGTTGCGTGGGAGGATAACTCCGGGGACCGCTGGTTTGCGGCTGGGACATACAACAAGCTGTATGTCATGTCGGCAGCGAACACGGTTTCAGACATCACACCGAGCGGCCTAACGGAGGGCAGCGCAGACGCCACGGTCAACTTCGGCTATGGCGGTTCGTTCTATGGGACCGGGTATTACGGCGCTCCGCGCCCGGACACCGGGAACTATGCCGAAGCCACGACATGGGCCGTTGACACGTGGGGGCAGTATCTGGTCGCTTGCTCGGTTGATGACGGCAAGCTGTACGAGTGGCAGTTGAATACCTCCTCTGCGGCTGTGGCTATTTCCAACGCTCCGACCGGGAACTTGTCTTTGGTGACAACGGAAGAGCGGTTTCTCTTTGCGCTGGGGGCCGGTGGCAACCCGCGCAAGGTCCAATGGTGCGACCGGGAAGACAACACGACATGGACGCCAGCCGCGACCAACGAGGCCGGGGACATCGAGTTGCAGACCGCCGGGCAGATCATGGCTGGGGTGCGGACGCGTGGCCAGACGCTCATCCTGACCGATCAGGATGCGCACACGGCAACTTATGTCGGCCCGCCGTTCGTGTATGGCTTTGAGCGCACGGGCACGTCCTGCGGTCTCGTCGCGCGCTGCGCGGTGTCTTCCACGGACTACGGCGTTTTCTGGATGGGGCAGCGATCGTTCTTTGGCTACAACGGCTCGACGGTTTCCGAGTTGAAATGCGATGTTCTGGACCGGGTGTTTGAGGACATCAACGCCTCGCAGATTTCCAAAGCCCATTCGGTCGTTAATGGGCAGTTTGGCGAGGTGTGGTGGTTCTATCCGTCCTCAGCGTCCAACGAGTGCGACAAGTACGTGGCTTTCAGCTACAAGGAGGGCTGGTGGCACACCGGCGACCTAGACCGCACGGCGGGGATTGATCGGGGCGTGTTCAAATACCCGTTCTGGGTGTCTTCAACCGGAAACGTCTATGAGCATGAAATCGGCCTGAACTTCGATGACGCTTCGATCTACGCCGAAAGCGGGCCAATCAGCTTGGGCGTTGGGGACAACGTGATGGCCTGCACAAGGCTTATCCCCGACGAAGAGACGCAAGGCGAAGTCACGGCGACGTTCAAGACGCGCTTCCACCCAAACGACACGGAGCGGTCTTATGGGCCGTATAGCATGAGCAACCCGACCAGTGTCCGCTTCACCGGGCGGCAGGTCAGGATGCGGGTTGATGGCGTGGCCCTAAAGGACTTCCGCGTTGGTGTCATGCGGCTAGAGGCGCAGCAGGGCGGGCGGCGATGAGTTCTCCGGTTCTGCCCCCGATTGGCGCTGACTGGAAGGTATGGGGCCGTCAGTTGACGACCTATCTGCGCCGCCAGCTTCCCCGCTTGCAGGTCAAGACCAGCGGGGAGACGCCGACCGAGGATGGTATCATTTTATGGGACCGCACGGGCTATCCCGTGGTGTCAAAGAACAACGAGTTCCGCCAGCTTGTCATCGCGGATGGCTATGCGCAGTTCGGGCAGGATAACGACATCACGGCGGCGCTGGCAGACACGGCATACGCTATCACGTTTGATGCCCCTGGCTTGTCTGACGGCATTTCGCAAGGCAGTCCGGCCTCTCGGATTGTCTTTGAAGAGGCGGGGATATTCCTGCTTTGCTTCACGGCGCAGATCACCAGCACATCTGCGAGCGACGTGGACTTCTACTTCTGGCCGAAAATCAACGGAACGGACGTAACCGGATCGACCATCAAGACCAGCCTTCACAGCAACGGGGATACGAAGGTGGTGTCGCGGTCTGCGCTGTTTCAGGTCAGCGCGAATGACTACCTTGAGCCATATTGGGCGGTGTCCAGCACGAACGGAAGCCTCAAGGCGTTTGCCGCGACGGCCTTTGCACCGGCAACGCCTTCCGTCACGCTGGCAATCACGCGGATCAGGCAATGAACGTGATTGAGCAATGCAAGCCGTGGATTGAGGCCGCGCTGGCGTATTCCGGCGGCACTCACACGTTCGAGGATATCGTGGACGGAATTGCCGAAGGCCGGTTTCAGCTTTGGCCTTCGGAGCGCGGGTGTCTGGTCACGGAAATCGTGGTCTATCCCCGGAAGAAAATCCTCAACGTGTTCCTTGGCGGGGGGGAATTGGCGCAACTTGCGGACATGCACCGCGACGTGATAGAGTGGGCAAAGGCACAGGGTTGTCAAGCAGCATCCATTACCGGACGCAAGGGATGGGAGCGGGCTTTCAGACAATACGGCTGGACGCCTAGGCATGTCACACTCGGATTGGAGTTTGATTGATGAGCCTTGGCGGTTCGCAGACGACGAAACAAGAAATTCCGGCATGGCTTGAATCGCCGTCCATTCGCGCAATCCAGCGCGGTGAGGATATTTCGCGGATTGGCTATGTGCCGTATTACGGTCCGGACATTGCGGCCCTGACGCCCATGCAGACTTCGGCCATGCAAAATGCGGCCAATGCAGCGGCAGCTTTTGGTCTAACCGCACCGACGGATGTGATGGCTGGGATGCCGGTGGCGCAGGACTTTGCGGGCGGCGTTCGGGGCTATTCCTCGCAACCCCTTTACCAGCAAAGCCTTGATGCTCTTCAGGCCGCGCGCCCTGGCCAGTTCGACTATCTCAACAGCTTCTTCATCAATCCGTTCACGGGGCAGGGGCAACCGGCCATGCAACCGGCCATGCAGCCCGCGCCGCCAGTCGCTGGCTACATGCCCACGACTGACTGGAGGGAAGAGCGAGACCCCGGCATGGACCGGGTAAGTTCTGGAAGTGGCTACACGGGCTTCCGCGATATGTTTGATGGTGGCGGGCCGGGCAAGAGTGGCTCAACTTTTTCAGGGGGCGGGCTTCTCAGCAGCGCCGCGAACCGAGTTGCATCGCCCGTTGAACGTGACGGCGGCGGTGGCGGGGGATCAAAATAATGGCAACGGCAGCAAACCCTCAGAACCAAGGCGCGGCCCCGAACGTCTTTCAGCAGTCGGCGCAGGCGTATCGCGGTGCGCTAGGCGGCACGGCGATGGGTATGGGCTACCAGCCGCAGACGCTGGCCCAGACCAACATGCAGCCGTACATGAACCCGTACACGCAGAACGTGGTCAACACGACGCTGGGCGACATCAACCGGATGCGCCAGATGGGCTTGAACGACGTGGGCGCGCAGGCCACGCGGGCGGGTGCGTTCGGCGGTTCCCGGCAAGGTGTGGCCGAGGCAGAGACCAACCGTGCGGCAATGGACGCGGCGGCTCGGGCGGCTGGCGGGCTGTATCAGCAGGGCTTCACGCAGGCTCAGGGCGCAGCGCAGCAGGACATCGCAAACCAGATGGCCGCGAACCAAATGCGGCTCGGGGCGGCAAACCAGATGGGCAGCCTTGCCAACCTCGGGTTCGGCATGGGTCAGCAGCTTAACCAAGGGCTGACGCAGCAGGGCGCGCTTCAACAGGGTGTCCAGCAGGCGCTTATCGACGCGGCGCGTGGTCAGTATGCCGGGTTCACGGGCGCACCGGGGCAGAGCTTGCAGTATCCGCTTGCAGCCATTGGCGGGGTGCCGAACCCGATGTCGGAAACCACGACGAAGCAGCCGGGCCTGTTCAACTTCCTTTCGCTGGCGCTGGGGATGTAATGGCCGATCTGCGCGCGGGCATTCTGGAGACGGCAAAGGCAATCGGCGCTAACCCGCTCGATTTGGCCACGGTCATCTCCTATGAGACCGGCGGCACGTTTGACCCGTTGCAGCTCGGCCCGACCACGCAATGGGGTCAGCACCGGGGTCTGATCCAGTTCGGTGAGCCGCAGGCGCGGCAATACGGCGTCAACTGGGATGACCCGCTGGGGTCGCAGCTTGGCCCTGACGGGGCGATTGCCCGCTATTTCAGGGACCGTGGCTATCAGCCGGGCATGGGCTTGCTCGACCTCTATAGCACGGTCAACGCGGGGAGGCCGGGGCTGTATAACCGCACGGACGCGAACAACGGCGGTGCGCCGGGGACGGTGCGAGACAAGGTGGAGAACCAGATGGAGGGGCATCGCAGGCGCGCTGCGGCCCTTCTGGGCGGTGACTATGCGCAAGGCCCGCAGATTGCAGCGGACGCGATGCGCGCACTTGGGATAGAGGGGCCGACGATGGCGCAGAATGAACCGACCGGCGGTCTTCTTGGCCGCGTCTCCACGCAGAACCAGGGCGGCAGCATCTGGGACCGCATTGGAGGCGGGTTCTTGTCCGATCCTGACCGCCGGGCACGGATCGCGATGGCTCTGGAGGGCATGACGACCAACCCGAACTTGGCCTACATCTCGGCCCTACAGGGCGATATGCAGCAGCGGCGCGAGGAAGCCAAGACGGCGGAACAGCGCGCCCAGCAAGAACAACAGAAGAACGCAACGATTGCATGGCTTCGCTCGCAGGGCCGTGAGGACTTGGCAAACGCAATGGCGGCGGGGCTTTCGGCCAATGCGGCGTTTAGCATGGCCCTTGAGCGCGCGGACCCGACTGCGGGCGTCGTTGTCGAAGGGCGCTTGGTGAACCCGGTTACGGGGCAGGTCATTTACGAGCCGACCGGGGACAACGCCGCTGACCCAGAGGACGTTCGCAAGCTGCGGACCGAGTTTTCCGGGCTTTCGCGTGTCAAGGACTTCTCGCAGCAGGCGGCGGCATATGGCCGTGTCGTGGCCTCGGCGAATGACCCATCGGCGGCTGGCGACCTCGCGCTGATCTTCAACTACATGAAGGTTCTCGACCCTGGCTCGACCGTTCGGGAGGGCGAATTTGCTACCGCTGAAAACTCGGGCGGCGTTGATGACCGGGTGCGCAGCATCTACAACAAGCTGTTGAATGGCGAACGGCTGACGCCTGCCCAGCGCAATGACTTCGGCGACCGTGCAACGCGCCTGTATCAGAACGCCGAAAAGGATTATCAAGGCATTTTTGACCAATTCGCAGACATCGCCAAGCGGCGCGGTTTGCCAATTGAGGACGCCCTGATTGACTTCCGGTATTCGGGGGAGGCATTCCAGCCGCAAGCCGTTGCTCCGTTTCAAGGCCCAGCCGCGCCCCCGCCACCGCCGCCCGCAGGAGTTACGCCGGAAGACTGGCAGCGGGCATGGCAGAACATGACCGAATACGAGCGCACGTTGTTCATGCAGGGGACGCAGTAATGGCTGACATGACGCCTGCCCAGCGCCAAGCCTACGAGGCCGCGTTGTCCCGTGGCGGAATGACGGACGCGCAACGCCGTGCCTTTGAGGCGGCGCGAGAGCGCAGTGGCGCGGCACAAGAGGTGCGCAATGCCGTCCCCACGCAGCGGACTCGATCTGCACTGCAAGGTCTTACGTTCGGCGGGGCAGATGAGGCGGAGGCTTACCTGACCTCGACGTTCACGGGTAAGCCTTACGAAGAGGCGCTTAACGAGGTTCGCGGCAAGCTGAAAGCGTATCAGGGCGCGCGTCCGTGGGAGTCTCTTGGGTACGAAGTCGGCGGCGCAGCCCTTCCGGCGATTGTGGCATCCGTGTTTTCGGGTGGAGCAGCGGCCCCGGCTGCGGCGTCTCGCTTGTTCCCCAGCCTTGCCCGTGCTGCCGCTATCGGGGCGGGGCAGGGCGGCGCGTATGCTTTCGGGACGGGTGAGGGCGGGCTTGCGGAGCGCGCGGCTCGTGTGCCCGCTGGGGCGGTCGCTGGCGGCATTGCTGCTCCTGTCGTATCCTTGGCCGTATCTGGGGCTTCTCGACCCCTCACGGCGCTTCTGGACGTGGCTCGGCGTCGTCTTGGCGGGCGCGGCGCGAAGATCGTTGAGGCCGAGTTGCAACGCATCGCCCAGGAGGGCGGGTTTACGCCAGATGAAGCCGCGCAGCGCGTAGCTTCGGGGCAGATTGTGGCCGAGACCGAGACCTTGCGCGATATTGTGCGGGTTTACCGGACCCTCGGCGGTGAGGCTGCTACGACCTTGCGCGAGACCCTGCCGCGCCGTGCGGAGCAAGGCCGTGAAGCGGCAATGTCCGAGATGCAGCGTTACTTGGCCGGTGGCGCTGACCAGAACGTTCTTCGGCAGGTGCGTCAGGCTGACGATGTCGCGCGGGCGGCAGAGCGGCAAGCCTATGCTCCGTTCCGTGCGCAGGAAGCCCCGCCGGAACTGGTTTCGCAGTTGGGCGAGGCGCTGCGCCGCGTTCCGTCTGCCGCCGAAGAAGTTTCGATGGCCCTCAAGGCGGAGACTGGGCAATCGCCGTTTTTCCAGATTGGAGAGAACGGGGCCGTTACCTTCACGCGCACGCCAACCGTTGCGGAGGCTGAAAGTGTGCGGCGGGCACTAGATAACCGCGCGACGGCACTCTATCGCGGCAACATGGGTGGCGCGGGCGAAGCGGTTTC